CTGAGTTAGCGCCAAAACAGACTCCGGCGTTTGCCTCGCGTCTTGCTCACCTACAATACTTCCAAGTTCCGCGTACCGCGCTTCAAGGGGCTGTTCGTTGCCGCGTATTCCGTCGATTAGGCTTTGGTAATCCTGCGCCCCGTCGATGTTTTGCATAACGCCTTCCGCGGCCATCATGCCCATCTCTTGGCCCTGCGCTTCTGCGCCAGCTAGAGCTTGCTCTGGTCCCATAGGGGGTGCCGCGGGCGGCATCATAGGGGGAGCCATCGGTGGTCCGGCTGGCGGCATCATGTTGGGGTCCATCATAGGTGGACCGCCCAGTGCCAAGCCTTGTACGCCTCGGCCTATTAAAATATCTTTTCGACTAACGTCTCCGCTACCGTCCAAATCAGGGAACGAAGCCGCTCCGCCTTGGCTAAACATCTGACGCTTCATTACGCTACGATTCATCATTTAAAATAACCCCGCCCGTTGTGCGCCTGATGCGGCGGCTAGTCCACTTATACCCAAACCCATTGCAGTTTGGAAGGGTGAAACTTGCGGAGCCGAAGCCGCCGTAAGCGTTGAAGACCCTGTTGGTGTGCCAGAGTAAATATCCGACAAGAAGCCATACTGTTGATAAGGCTGTGTATAACGCTGCAAGTTGGTCAGGCGCGTTGCATCCAAACCAGCTTGAGTAATGCCGCGCTCTGTCGCACCTGTCGTCATTAGGTTCTGTATGTCCTGAGTATTTAGGTTTGTGCCCATTTCGCCCAGACCCGCTTGCTGAATGCCAAGACCGCCTAGCTGTTGACCCAACTGACCTGTTTGTGCGCCCAAAGAACCGAGGCCCGCGCCTATCTGTCCGGTAAGCTGGCCCAACTGTTGCTGTCTACCCATACCAGACTCAAACGCACCCATTGCAGCTTGCTGCGCGTTCTGGAAACCAGCCGCCCGCATTTGCGCCGCAGTGTCGGCCTGTTGCTTCATAACGTTTCGGTCTAGCTCAGACTGTGCAATCTGACCGCGAGAACCACCGAAGGCCCCTGCGCCAACCGCTTGAGCCCTGACGCCCTGTTGCGCTATGTCACCCTGACGACGAATGTCCGCCAGAGTGTTGTCGATGACCTGATCTTCGTAAGGGTTCATAAAGTTTTGGTAACTGTTAGGGTCATACATAGCCCCAGTACCAGCCAAAGCACCAATACCGCTTTGCAACGCCGTCGAAGCGTCACCCATGTATCCGGCAGCATCTGTTCCCGTTAGGCCCGCAGCTTGGTCAATCGTTGACGAACCCTGCGTCAGAAAGGGCTGATATGCACCCACGCCTGTTTGTGCCGCGGCAATAGAAGCCTGTTCGCTGGGACTAAGCCCCGCTACCTGATAGTCAGGCGGTGCATCGCCGCGTTCAATCTGACCTTTGATGTATTTCTGCACATCGCCCAGTAATCCCAGACGGTAAGCCTCAATCGCGGGGTCTTGGCGATTGACTACATATTGGGTTGTTTCGCTCATGCTACTGCACCCCCTTCAAAGGCTCTCATCATATCGTACATCTTTCTAACGCCGCGCTCTCTGCTACCGTTACCCGCTCCGCGGACGGCCTTGGCGTTCATTACAAACTCCCCGTCAGAAAGCATGGCTGGAATGCTGTCGGAAGTCTCGGTTCCGGGGCCACCTATGTAACCCGTCTTGCGTGGGAAATTCTGCATTTCGCCGCCCGCAGCGGCTGTTTGGACAGGCTCAACAAATTGCTGGTAAATCGGCTGGCGGACCGTGGGCACCATTACGTCATACAAAGAGCGGTAAGACGGGGCTCCGGGTACTCCGGTTGTATACATCTCGGGGTTCGCTGCCAAGCGGTCCTCGGCGGGCGAAGTGCTGTCGTAGGGGTCTTCAATCTCTTCCGCGGGTATTTGATCAAAGCCACCAGCTAACGCTGTTACACCAAGTCCAGCCCCGATTGTTGGTAGGAGCTTTAAACCGCCTTTGACGGCTTCTTTAGACATGTTTTTAGCAAGGCCCGAAAGAACGCTGTCGTCTACACCCGCAAACTTAGGGTCAGCTTTAAGCTTTAAAAAAGCTTCGTCTACGCTAACACCCTTAACGTCAGGATTTGTAAAGAAACTTCCGCTAGTGGAAGAGCCCGCGGGTATTCCATCAGTTGGATTAAGCAGTTTATCTGCTGTAGCGTTAGCGTTTATAGGTTCCTTACCTAAGAAGGTGTCCACAGGGTTGCTGCTACGATCAAAGAACCCAAAACCTTCGCGACCAAACTGCCCCTCACCAGAAAAGAACCCTTTGTTTGCGTTCATGTTCCTAAAGCCCTGACTAACGCCACCAACCAAGCCGCCCATAATGCCCGCCTTTAGGCTGTCCTTAAAGTTGTTGCCCATAGCAAGAGAACTAATGCCAGAGCCCAAAAACCCTGAAGCTATTGCACCCATTCCGGGGAATAAAGCGTTTGCTGCCAACGGAATAACAATAGGCGCAGCCATCTTAACGATCTTCTTAACGCCGCTAATAATCTTCTTCAGAAAAAACTCTTTGTTACCCGTATAAGGGTTTACAGAGTTAGCCGCGTTGCCAACCGTGTAACGCGACATGTCCATGTCATTGTCACTAAAAACCTCCGCCATAGCGTTCCTGATCCGCGGATCGCGGGCCATGTTCCGGTCTATGATAATCTCGTCACGATTAACGTGAGCCAGTTCCGTATCACCGTTACGGCCCATCTGAGCCATGCGGTTTGCTACGTCGCCCATAGAGTTAATGCCGCGAGGTTGACCAAACGCAAGTACGTTGTCAGGCATTTCATCCATGTTAGAGGTTAAGAAAGACCCCACCCCGCCCTCGGGAAAATACATCTGTTCTTGCATCACATCGCCCCTTTGATCTGGACTGTATCAGACCGATTAAAACTTTTCCATGTATTTATCATGTGGTCACCGTCACGGTGCCGACCAAACCACTTCCTAAAACACCCGCGGGAAACGGTTTAAAAGGTAATGGTATTCTTAAAACACCGTCAACAACAAAAATAGAACCTTCTTCTAAACCCGAATCATTGCTTGGCAATTCGGTTAGAACTAAAGTAGTGTGTCTACCTTCTCCGGGGTTTTGCATTTGGTCTAAATATACAGCAAAAGACCGAATAATTTCATTAAAGTACGACTGTTCGTATCCCTGCGGAGGAATCGGGAAAAACGGGCGAACTAGATTCCTAGACATTAACGCCTACCGTCCGGTCTAACTTCAACTCGGGGTGTGCCTAACCGCCAAGCGGTTTCGGTTCCAGTGTTTTCTATTTTTAAATTAAACGATCTTCCGCGCAGGCGGGTTCTGATTTCTTTTGTAAACTGTTCTACAGGAATTGAAGAAGTTTTGCTTACGGAGTTAGCATCGGTATGCAAGTAATTGCCACCCGGAAAGTTTCGAACCCCTAGTGTAAAGGTAACTGCGGGATTAGTTGTTGTAGAATCTCGGAAAGTTATGTCAGGAATAATTCTGGACAAAAACGCGAACTGGTCTCCATCACCTAAATCTATCTGGCTACTTTCTATGTGAGCTAATAAAGCTGTTGCTGGTGCAGTGCTGCCATCATCAAAGCCGCTTTCATGCTCATAAAGATAGTGGTCAGAGCTTGCGGCTATAGGTAGCTCATCAACACCACGATCTACCCAGCAAGTGCGGCTTAGATTGCCATAATACCATACTTGTTGTTCATAGTTGAACACAACATAACGGTCATTTTCTTCGCTGTTCTTAGAAGGGTAAAACCACCAAATCTCTGAAAAGGCAGTGTTAGTTGCCGCCGAAACTTTTTCTATCTGGCTTTCATTAAAGTCAGAAAAAACATAATCTCGGACAGTACACGGAAGTCGTTTTACCGCGCCTGCGTAGACATAAAATTCTTTTCTTCCCATCCAAAAAACGCTGTCATTAACAGCTACTGCGCATAAGGGGCTTGCGGTAGTAATGTTTTCAGAAACGGTGTTAATACCAAATGTAAACGGCGGTCCAAGAAACTGCATGGCGTGTAAGGAAACGTCTGTAAACACCAAGACTTGCTGCCTAGTCTCTACTGCGGTTATGATTTCGGAACCCGCGCCAATTCTTAAATCACCCGCAGTGTTAGTAACGGTAGAGGCCCAATCAGTTAGACTTTCTTGACTGCCAAACCTAATAAGTAGGGGGTCTTGTTTGCCAATATCTGTTTCAGGGTCACAACCAAACGCTATAATATGCCTGTCTTTGTCCGAAACAAGTATTTGTTTGGCTACGGTCGGAGTTTTGTTTGCGTTTAATAAACCAGAAAGTAAAACCGCACGGTTGTTCAATCCATTGGATTTTTTCCAATAGTATATACCACCATCTCTAACATTTATTAATAAGTCTTCACCAAAGTTGTCGTGGCTCCAAATTCTTAAAGTAGCGCCAGAGACTGTTAAGTCTGAAGCTGACCCCCACGTACCACGGCTCCACGTACCCGCTCCCCACCCCGTTCCCTGAATGGTAGTGTCTAATCCAGTGTTAATTTGGTACGCACCTACGGCAGAACCGCCGCCGTTGTTGCTGTCGCTAGTGTTAGCAAACACCAGAGTGGGGTTTAAACCCGAAGAAGTAGTTATATCTGAAATGGCAGACGCGGTTCTGGCTTCAATTTGAAAAACAGTGGAAGAAACAATTTTTGTGATCGGATACTCTTGGTTAAGAACTGCGGGAATAATAACCCCGCCAAGAGATGCCGCGCCCGAGAAAGTAACAAAATCATCTTTCACTGCGCCGTGCCCATCCGCGTCTGTAACAGTCAGTGTGGCGCAAGTAACCGGATCATTGTTTGAGTGTGATGCAGCGATAGTGCCGTTAACACCGCGAGTGCAGCTTGTTAACGTTGCGCTGGTAATACCTACATACCGTATTTGTTCTGTACCTATTAGAATAAGACCGCCGCCTGTTGGAAAACCTGCGGCGCTATTTAAAACAATAGATTGTATTGAAGCGTTAATATTGCCATCTAACGTATTGGCCCCTGCACCAAAAGTGACCGCGGAAGAAGCCACGCGTATAGGCGTTATGTCCTGATAGGCACCTCCTTCATTAATATAGTATTTAAGTGACGTACCTACACCAATAAACTTTTCTCCAGACAAAGCCACCCAAGGATGCAACGCACGGCAAGTACCCAAGAAGTTATATACAGACTGACGTACCCAACCGCCTATTTTTTCAGGGAACCCCATACGAAAACGAACCTTGTCGCTATCAAACCAACCGCCTTCGTTACTATACGAAGTGGTTTCTCGGTTTATTCCGGGCTTAAACTGTAGCTTTGTTAGCGGCATATATCACCTTTAAAAAGATACGCCGAGACGCGCTCATTTATGTCTGGCATTGTCAAAATAAACTTGCTTAACCCAAGCTGTTACGTCAACAATGTCTTTGCTTGCCTTTGTAAAGTCTGGGTGGCAAAATGCTGATTGCATAACTTTTTCTCTTGCGTCTTTCATTTCATCATGCACGACTTTAATTTTGTACATCAATTCTGGGGGGATAAGTTTCATTCAACCACCTTTTGAGGCCACTCTTCAAGATTAAGCAAGGGCCAATTTGAAGAGTTTTCAAGATTTCTTAAAGTGGCACGGTACGTTACCCAAGCAGTTGTCATGGTGGGAGTGTCCGAAAGACCCATCCAATCTGTTGCTTCAAGTAATTGCTTTACAACGGACATTGTAACTTCACTGGTCATAGAGTTAGGCCAATGCTTGCTATACAAGTTTAACACTGCTTCATCATACATTGCTTTATCCTTTAAACTCTATTATGACAGCTTGTCCCACCTGAAAACCTTTTCCCGCTGTGCCAAAACTGTTTGCTCCGTAGGATTTTGGTTCTCTAGTAAACAATGGAGCAGAGGTTGGCCCGAACAACAAAACTAAGTCTGATGGAGTTATTCCAAAAGTCGCTCCATCTGCACCCGTTTCAAAGTCGTAATGCCCATAATATGTACCAGAATCATATCCTTCCGAAGTGGGTTGTACGTTAGTCCCACCAGAAGGTAGGTAGAACTCTTTTCCTACATAATTTGTCCAAGCAACAGCATTACTATCCTTGCTACCCCCTGCTCCACCAGCAGTTGCAGTGCCATCGTTGCCCCCTAAACCGCCACCGTGTCTCATGTTTTGACTACTGTTTCGGCTTGATACCCAAGTAGTACCGTCATATCTTTTGCCTGTCCCAGAATTTGAAGTGCCACTGTAGCATCTTCCACCAACACCCGCTGGTGAACCGCTTCCAGCCCCTCCAGAAAGGACAAGATTAGCGTTGCTGTAGTAAGTTCCAGAGCTCCCTCTGCCCTGACCACCATTAGCGTTGAAATCGCCACCACTGGCTACTCCACCATTAGCGTTGAATGAAACAGGGTTGTAAGACAATCCACCTTGCGGGTATCCTGCGTACATATCAACCCCTGTGCCGTTTACACGTAGTCTAGAAGCGCTATTTGGATTGCCAACATTTGATTGATCCTGCACTATATAATTTCCAGAAATGGTCAATGACGAAGGCAAAGAAGATGTAATTAACTTTTCAGAATAAGAGCTTCCACCACAACCAGCAGAGAAATACACGGAACTTCCGCTAACTTGTCCATAGCTTACTACAGCTTGTCCACCTTGCATGAATATGCCAATAGACGTAGTTCCTGCGCTTATTGTTCGTGTCTCTGAATAGTTCGAATTATTGCCGGAATTATGAAAACGATTTATTATTGCCGCCGATGGCATATCAAAATCTGCCACCCAATGAGTGCTATCAACGCCTACAATAATACCAAGACCATCTGCTTCCACTATCTTTGACGGCATTATTCTAGAGTTCATATACACAGTGCCAGATGCGGCCCTTACTATTACATCTGAGTCTGTGGTGTTTCTCAAACCAAAAAACAGTCCCGCCGCTGCTGTAGGTAATTTAAGAATAGCCGCTGAATTTGTAATATAGACTAAAGAACCAGACTGAGCAGCCGAAAGAGTGGTCACTCCACTGCTACTAACTGTTACAACGCTTCCCATAAAAGCGCCACCAGCAGCGGCCCAACTTAAATCTGTACCGTCCGAAGTCAGAACAGTATCAGCGGCACCTTTGGCTAATCTAGCCGTTGCGCCAGAAGCATTGCCGTACAGGATACTGCCGCGAGTAATGGCATCCAGTTGGTTTAATTCAGTAGCGGTAGATGTAACGCCATCAAGAATATTTAACTCAGCAGTGGTAGACGTAACTCCATCCATAATGTTGAGTTCTGCGGTTGTAGCTGTAACGCCGTCCATAATGTTGAGTTCTGCGGTTGTAGCTGTAACGCCGTCAAGAATATTTAATTCAGCCGCAGTGGACGTAACGGCTGTACCGTTAATAGAAAGCGCGTCCGTTTCAAGAGTTCCATCAATATCTACGTTACCACTAATATCTAATGACGTACCTGTTAAAACTCCCGTAACGCCAAGAGTGCCCCCAACAGTTGCGTTGGTAGTTACAGCTAGATTAGTAACGCCTAACGTGCCAATCTCTGCCATAGCTGCGCCAGACCCTGCGCCGTCTGAGTAAACAATCTTAGTTTGCCCTGTTGGAATTGTTACGTTGGCCCCAGAGCCTTGCGAGATAATAATACTTTGAGAGCCGCTTGTGCCGTTTTCAATGTACCATGTTTTGCTAATAGAGTTGGGCGCAATTGTAATAGTGCAGGTGCTGTCCAGCGTTCCTGTATACTTCAAATACAGAGAGCGACCCGGATCGGTAGCTCCATCTGCAATCGTAGTGGTGTGCGTATCGGCGTTGGTAGTAATGGCTTCGGTGCCAAAACTAAGAGCCTCTGCAATTAATTCAAGGTTTGTATTAGTTGTAGCGCCCCATGTACCAGATTGTTCGCCATCGCCAATCTCTTCTAGCCGAAGATCGTTTCCATATGTACTAGCCATGTGAGTTTCCTAAGCAGATAAGTTGTTTAGTTTATACCGCGCCTATCGTTAAGACGCAATGTTTTTCAGATTACGCGACTACGGGTATCCAATTTGTGGTGTTATCAGGGATAATCTCGTTCCAAACAAACGCGTTATTACCCACCTCTCCTACAGCCGATACGCCCGTTACAGAAAACTCTTGGTTCACACTAACAGTACCTACTGCGCCTGTTCCAGATACGCCTGTGGCATAGTATCCAAAAGAAACAGTAGCCGCGCCAGAAGACCCCGTTCCCGCTACCCCCGTAACAGTATGATTAGCTTTACCTTGAACAGTGACAGAGCCAACGCCGCCCGTACCATACACACCTGTAACAGATATATTGGCAGAGCTTGTCTGTGTTATGCTGCCAACTGCACCTGTTCCTGAAACCCCAGTTGCATTTGAGTTAGCTTTACCGCTTACCGCCGCAGAACCAGAAACACCTGTACCCGATACACCATTTACAGTTTGACTTACGCCGCTGGTGTTACTTGTCGTACCTATTGCCCCAGTGCCAACAACCCCTGTTGCTGATTGGTTTACAGAACTTGTTTGAGTTATACTGCCTACTGCGCCTGTACCTGTGATCCCTGTTGCGGGTATGTTAGCCGTTAGGTCTATTGTAACGCTACCTGTCGAGCCTGTACCTACAACACCACTTGTGATATTGGCGTTAATACCTATTCTTGTTACGGCAGCGCCTACTGAACCTGTCCCAGAAACACCCGTTACAGGGATTGCTGAGTTTGACGATACAGAGGTTGCACCGACTGATCCAATGGAATTAAGACCAAGTACCGCAAGATTGCCATCAGACTCAGTTACAACAGTGTTGAGCGCAGATGTGCCGCTAACCCCTGTAACTGCTATGTTAGCTGCGCCCGTAGTGGTCACTGACCCTACTGACCCTGTGCCTGTTATACCTGTAGCAGTTAGGTTTGCGACTCCAATAACCGTTGCAGAACCTACTGATCCCGTGCCCGTCAGACCTACAGCCGTTATTTTGGCAGCGCCAATAGTTGTTACAGAACCTACTGATCCTGTGCCAGCTATACCCGTAACAGGTTGAGTAACCCCGCTGGTAGTGCTTATACTACCAACAGCCCCAGTACCTGCTACGCCTGTAACAGATACTCCTACTTGTAGACTATTCCAAGAGCCAGAACTCCAACCGCCACGGCCCCAGCCAGAAAAAGGTAGTGGCATGGGTTATCCCCTCAATTAGGCGATACGGATAATAGCGTTACTTGCGTCTGCGGTTGGCATCACTACTGTAAAGTCACCAGAACTTGCGGCTTTATCTCCACCAAAATCAAGCACACATACGGTTGGATCACCCGAAGCTGCCTCGTTGAAGATTAAAGCGCCTCGCACAGCAGAAATAGTCACGTTGCTAAATACAACGTTGTTCATGTCTACGAGAGCAGTTGTTCCAGATGCAACAGGAGTAACCGTAGTTACCGCATTGCCTTTAGCGGTGTAGTTTGTACCACTAACCTCATTTCCAGAGGTATACGCGGTGGTAGCCGCATTAAAACTTGCGCTGTTGGTGTACATCGCCAGCTTAAAGATGTTAGATGCAGCGGTAAAATTGTGGACACCCTTCAAAACTTCAACTTTGAAAGAGGTACACATAAAGTTTCCTGAGAATGCCATTTACATTTTCCTTATATATTCGGCTAGTTTTTTATGACCAGCATCACTGATTGCATTATATACAGTAGTTCTATCGCTTTGGATAGCCTGTTTCATGTAGACTGCAATTACAGCCTTCATACGTTCCTTGTGAGCCAAGGCTTGATCTCTTATAGCTGGCGGCGCGTCATTTGATACGATCATTAACCTATCAACGCACAATTCCGCAACTTCTTCAGGGGTGAAGCCTCGGTTATTAGTAGTCTTAACCCCAACACTACCAACAGACATTTCAAATGGCATGTTCATCACTGTTTCCCTCTTATAATCATCCCAGTACGATATTCATCTGTAACTTCTTTTGACTCGCCCAAAGATTTCAAGCCCATTATAGCTTCCCCAAAACGTTTTTCATATATTTGCTGCAAGTCGGGTTCACCCTTCATAAATATATACGCTTCCATCAAACTACCGTACAACAACGCGACTTCAGCATTTTCACTAAGCCAAGTCTCAGTGGCGTCTGAACCTATTGTTGTCAATGTACCAGTAGCCCCACTAGAGCTTCCTGTTAACGTTTCTCCCACCACAAAATCTCCTGCGGGGATCACGACACTCAAGGTACTAGCGTTTGTAATAGAAGTGACTTTTGAAGACTGCAAGCTGGTTGAACCTGTAACATTATCCGAAGTTGTGAACGTTCCGTTGACGTTGGAGAGAGTTATAACAAAAATGCTAGATGTTATACTAGCTGGACGGTAAAAATAATGTAATTCCGCTGGAAAGTCGCCGCTAGGACTAGGCCCTAAAATAAAATTTTCTACATCAAATTGTGCATAAAATCTAGGCAACCCTTTTGTTGCAGGGTTTGGGTTAAATGATTGAACAAAATCAGGGTCTTTAAAATCAACAAATATTTCTTCGTTACTTGAAGTGTATGACAAGGAAAACGGCGCTAGAAAATCAGATGGAACGGCTAAATACTTGCTTGTGTCTGACATAACTCCCGTTGCATTTTTTCTAAAAAGACTAAGCTGCACGTTTTTTAAGATGCGTTCTTCTGAGTTTTTTATAAACACGGGTAGGTTTCGGACAAACGTAGGCTCGTCATTCTCGGTATAATCTTTTATCGCGGTTTTTAGCGTTGTGTATGTATAGCTCATTTGTTCACCTATGGTGTCACACTATTGTTATGTTTCCGACCATACCACTGTGGTTGGTGCATTGATATACTAAGGAAGAGTCAGAGGGCTCATGCGGAACAATGAACTGTGTTAACCCTGTAGTGGAATTATAGTTCTCAGTAACCCCTGTTGTAAAATTAGACCCGCCTGCCGATACTCGTATCTTTAAAGGATGGGCACTTACATTAGCCGCGTTATTTAAAAGGTACGTGTGGCCTTTGTAGAAAGTAAAGTTTGGGTTGTTTCCAGATGTGGCTCCGGGGCCAGTAAATGTATAAGCAGTCGATCCGTTTACACCCGCCGTGTATTTAGTCACAGGTCCAGTTGTCTCATCATTTAATCTAACCCACGCGGCAGCGTGAGCGAAGTACAACCCTCCTGTCGCGTGAACGTGCGCCACTGCGCCATGATATGTTCCCGCACTAGGTAAGTCGCTTAAATTAGCGTAATAAAAAACAATCTTATTTGCTCCAGAACTTACGTTAATAAGACCGTTACTGTCTATTATATCGGTGAGTGTAGAGCCATTACCAACCGCAGCATATATCTCAGTGAAGTTTGCATTTATTTTGGTGGCACCAGAACGAAGAGTATCTCCATTGCCATCGTTTGCGCTACTTCCTATACCTACTGTTTGTTTAGTCATGGCTTAACCCTCGTCAAAAGTATCTGTTGTTGAATCTAGCGTAACCGACGTACTGTCAAATCTTGGTGCAGACCCTGCAATTACGCTAACTGTACCTACGGCACTAGACCCTGCTATACCTGAAACGGCAATACCTTCCTCTACAATGGTTACCGTACCCACATTACTTGAACCCGACACTCCTGAAACGTTGACCGAAACACCTGTTTCGCCCGAGGTGGTGACGGTTACCGCGCCCAAACCAGTGGTTAAAAGAGGCGTTGTTTCAATAAGAGTAGGTAATTGCGTTTTCCCGCTAGTAGACCAGTTTCCGTTTCCAAGATAAACAATCCCATTTGTGGTCACCACTTGAAAAGTATTAGTTCTATCCGGTGTTTGAGGTCGGGCGTCTTGAAGAGCTTGCGGATCAGAAACAGTCCTAAACGGACCCAGTTGTGGCTGCTTAGATTCAAACTCGTCCTTGCCAACTAAAAGACCGTTCCACTCCTTTCGCATATCCTTGTAGCGATACCGAAAACCAGAACGATCTGATATTGCATACGCGTTTTTTCCGCTAGCAAAGCTTCCCATTAGCCCGTCCTAAAATATTGATACTGGGGCACCACGTTAAACGAAGCCCTGTCACGATCTTCGGTCATAGCGCGTTCAAACTCTTCTTCATACATGGCTTTTAACAGTTGTACGCGCTGCGGGGCCCGTTTAACCGCAATATAATACGCTAAACCCGCGGCTAAACACGGATAAAACCTAAAGGGCATGTCCATAGTGTTTGTATATGTGTCGGCGTCATCCATGCGCGTAAGAGCGTTGTAGTAAACCACGTCAGTAGCGTTTTCCGGCGCGGGCCACAGTTTTAAACTGGGCGTTACCTGCCTGTCTAAGAAAAACTGGTTTGGTCTGCCCTGAGAGGTTTTGTCGGGTACTGTTTGGTATTCCTCGCGGCTAAGTCTTAACAAAGAATAGTCGATGTTATCTCTACGAATTACTGCCGACAAAATATCAATAACGTCCGGCAATAAGGCGTACTCTCCCGTTCCCTGCGTTAGAGTCACGGTCCTTTGAGCAATCGTCCATTGATTCAAACCGCGGTTAGCCCACTCAGCCAGCATTAAATTCAAGGATCGCTTGGCTGTCTTTAGGTCGTAACCTGTTCTAACCTCCAAACCACAGCGTTCAAAGGCTTCCTCAATGTATTCAGCTACATCTAGCTCAAAATCTACGCTGTCAGATACGGTCATATCATTCCTCGTTATACAGATTGTCGAATATTTTATTAACGTCTAGAGTGTAGTCTAAGTCAGATTTAGAATAATGTACATGCTGAGAAGGTTTGAAGTCTGGAGCGCCCTCTCCCGTCTCAAACCACGCGGGGTGCGTCACACGGACCCTGTTGTTGGGCAAAGCCACGATATTTCCCGTCCATTCCCCCGCGTTTAAAAGCTGTAAGATATGGGCCTGCTTATGTTGAGCCGGATCGTCTGCAACGTCCGTATCGGTGTAATCTACGGTGAACATGTACTTTGCTGGAAAGAACGTGCCGTCAATCTTTGCTAACCACGGGCAAGGGGACGCCCTTTCCAACACATACGCCGCGTGAGTATGTGAGGGACAGTCCCAAGGTTGTGCTTCGTGTACTGCCATCGGTTTAGGCCAATCTTCTAACGGTTCGTCTGCGACTAAAGCTGTTATGGGCATTCTGGCCCACATAGCTCCGCCATGCACATTCTCTCCCCCCTCCTCGTCTACCTCGCAACCCGTGAAAATAAGCTGAAAGCTTAAACAACGGTTTGGCATGGTAGTTACGGCTATTGCCATAGCGTGTAAAAATTCACCATGATAACGTTCATGGTTTACTGTATACTCGCGGCGAACCCAGCACTTAAAGTGTGGGATGTTACTCTGCAAAAAAGGCATTCAGGTTATTTTCTTTTAACCGCGCCGCCTTTAGCGTAACCTTTTTTCTTCATTGCGGCACCGCCTTTAGCGTAACCTTTTTTCTTCATCATAGCGCCGCCCATTTTGCGTTTTACCGCGCCGCCAGACTTCATCTTTTTGACTGCACCGCCAACTTTCATCTTCTTTGCAGCGCCGCCCTTAGCATAACCTTTTTTCTTCATCTTTTTCATGTTACTGATCCTTTTGCTCGTTTTCTACGGTTGTTCATAACAATACCGCAGCCCCGAGGGACTACCCCGTTTTTGTTGGGCGGCGGCGGCTTTCTTTTGGCTTGGGTAGCTTTGATTTCGCCTCCAAGGTACGCAAATTTAACTTCAGCGGCTTTAGTGTTTTTAACGTTTGTTTTACCTTTAGAGCCTTCTCGTTTTTTCTTCTGAGCTGTTGAAGCTCTTTGAGATTGGGAAAGAGAAGCCGCTTTAGACCGAGGCAAGCATCGGTCAGGGTTCTTCTTATCTTTAGAAGTGCCGCACTTACCTTTAATCTTTCCATCGGTTCCAATCCTAACCCAATCTTGGTCTACCCAATCTTTTAACTCGCCCATTATGCTGAAGCCTTTTTCTTGCCCTTTGCGCCTTTAGCATAGTTGGGGTCTTTGCAATACTTGGATGCAGCCATATTGGCATATGCCGAGGGGTATGTGTCAAACGTTCGCTGTGCCCAAGCTTTTCCCGCAGGACAAATTTTACTGCCCTTGGATTTCTTAGAGGCTCCCTTGGATTTGCGCGAGTATGCCATCCGTATTACGCCCTTTTAGTAACAATGCGTTTAAGGACCTTGGCTTGACTTGCGTGAAGCTTAGAAGCTTTTTTTAAGCCCTTAACAACTTTTGTAATTTTTCTCTTATTGCTTTTAGTAACCATTAACATTTCCACCTTTTTCTAGCTTGGCGTAAACGACTGTTAGGGTCTTTAGCCGCCTTTGGAAACTTCTTCATTTGACCCGCGGACCGCGCACAAAAAGACTTGCGCCGTTTGGCATCTTTACTGCCCGCTTTAACCTTACCTGTCACAGCCTTTTTTATCTTAGACCCCGGATTGGCTTTCCTGTGCGCCTCTAAACCTTTGGCACTCATTCCCGCGCCATCTTTAGTGTTGCGGTAGTTTCCGCCCTTGCCCGTTGTTTTCGATATTGGTTTATCGCCAGACATAAAAACCTCAGTTAAAGAAAACAGTTACGTCGGAAACGTTAGTTAGAACAGCAAAACAACCGTCAACAAACAACATCCCCTCATCAGGAATGTACACGTTGTCATCCGTGTCGTTAGCAAACGCAAGCGTTAGCTGCACTGCCCCGTTTACGTCTTTGTTCCTCAAAACTAACGACGGATTTGATCCACATTTATAGTGAATGGCTTTTACTCTGGCCCTGCCCGCAAAAATAGTGCCCGAAGCAGTTAAGTTGGTTGCTTTTACATCTGAAGCCATTGTTTTAGCCTTTTAACTGTGGAAAATGGTCACCGAAGTACACGCTGTAAACGTAGAAATAAATATGTCACTTACACGAATGCCGTCGTCAGGAATGTTAACAGAATGTGTGGAAGAAGCATCTAAATCCATGTCTAAAACTACGACGCCGCCGTTTCCGTCCGTAACCGTAAACCTCGGGGTGCCTGTCGTAGTTTTGACTTGAACTTGCCGTATTCGGGCGGGCCCTAGACCCGCCGAACCCGTTGCAGTTAAACGCTTAGAGCGTACATCAGAGCCTGCCATCTAGTTACCCCTAAACGTTGTTGCTCTGAGCATACACAACCGTTACAGCGCCGACACCGTTGCCAGTATTAGCTGTGGTCACAATCAGACGGTGATCGCCCGTGCCCGTGTTTAGCCACTTTGCTGTGCGGGTTGCATCAGTACCGGGACTAGCCGCGACAATACCTACAGCATTGCCTTGGATCGCGCCCGCCGCTGTCAAAGAAGTGGCTGCACCTACGCCGCCTAACCCAAGAGTTGTAGCCCCACCGCTCCAAGCCGTGGTCACAGTAATATCAATAGATATTAACTGGCTGTTGGCTGGAATTATAATGTTTGTAGTTGTGGTTGTGGCAGTCTGGTCAATTGCTGCTGTCTGAGACATTGCAACAAAGCCTGTGTTCTTCATGTCCGAACCAACAGTCGTTCCGGTAGTGTTTTTAATGGTTCCGGCCTTAATAGGGCCTGAAAAAGTAGTCGTACCCATGTCAATCTCCTGTCTGGGTTTAGTCAAGCACAGGGTGCGCTTGTCAGGGAATAAACAACGTATAACACAAATTAACCAAAAAGAAAGGGGCCCTTTGAACAGGCCCCTTCCAAACTGACACTGACGTTCGGCTTAGAATCCACTAGCCCCCGTCATTAGCCGTTTTTACGCTGCGCCCGGAGTAGCAAACACTGAACGCCAATCTGAAACACCAAACGAATAACGCTCACGCGCTTTAAAGCGCATGTTTCCAGTGTCAAAGTCACCTTCCATTGCGGTTTTAATAGCCGCACGGTTGAAATACTTGAAACCGTTTGGAGCGTCAGTCTTTATGAAGTACGCGTCGGTATCTGTGAGGAAGTGGTTTACAACCGCGCCCTCGGGCAACATACCCATGTTCTTCATCGCGTTGTTGTCGTTGTCCGCTGTTCCGCTACGCAGATTAGAGTTCAACACACGTTCCGCAATAAACTGAAGTTCTTTTGGAATGATCAGCTTCGTTCCGCGAACCGCAATCTTCAGACCACGCTCATCGGTAAGACCCGCAATGTCAATCAGCATTTGCTCCAACGAAGTTTCGTTGAGGTCCGCTGCTGTAGCCAGAAGGTTAGTCTGGTTACCCGACAGTGAAGGGTGTGCGTTTGAACACAAGGCCACACCGTCGCCAATCGCATTCGCACCAGCCAAGAACGCATTGTTCAGGATAGCTGCGGCTTTGATTTGCTTGGTTTGAGCCATCGAACGTGCCAGAGCTTTCGTGTACCGCGAAGCAAGACGATCATACAGATTGTCCTCAATAGCTTCCTCGGTAATCGAAAACGCAAGCGCAATGGTTTCGTGTGTGTAACGAGCCGTGTAGGTTTCCCGTGCCTCGTCAAACGAGATGGCAGTGCCCTCGCCTTTTGACGGTGCTGTTGAGAAGCCTCCGAGCATAACTTCTTCTTCGAACGCCCGATCCGAGCTTTCTTCATCGAAGATTTCACTATGTTCGTTTTCATAACGACCATATTCCAAACCAAACAGCGCGTTAAGTCCGGGTTCTAGCTCTTTCGCTAGTTGTGCGCGAGAAATAGCCATTTATTAGCCCCCTTCTTAAACGCCTGTCGAGGTCGCGGTAGTCTGCGAATCGAAACGGCTGGTGGGTGAATTGAAGTGAGCATTGATGCGTACTAGCATCGGAATACCCGCGGAAGCGAAGTCACTGTTAGCTTCGTCGTCAGAAATACCTACAATGCGAAGTGGCAGCGTTGCAGTGGTATTAATGGTGCCAACTCCAAGCGCAGAGTTCGAGCTACCTGTTGCGGTAGAACCTGTCCGTGCAGAAGTTCCTAGAGACGCGTTAGCGAATACAGTGGCTTGTGCAGTAGCCCGATTAGTCAAAGAAGCGTCAGACGCGACCTTAAATATTTGCATCGGATTGTCTGCGACAAAAGCCTTTACAGGGTGGTTTGTGTCTACAGACACAGCACCTGATCCGGGCCAGTAGCTAATGAACACAGGCTTTTTCTGTGTTGCATCCATGTATTCTACGCCCATCAGTACACCTAACGCTTGCGTAGTGCCACCGTTAGTGGCACCCGCATGGTCAATAACGCCCGCAGCCAAAGGGACTACGATACCATATTGAAAAATAGGGTTAGTGTTGTTGGAAGCGATTTCATACTGAGTTACCCCAGTTGAATTAGTTGCGCTTCCCACTAGACCGACAGGACGAAGACCATAGGCAGTTTCTTGATTTGCCATTTGATATTTCTCCTAGTAAGGCGGGTTACTTTATAGGACCGCCAAAGGTTATACGGGACTGACGATCAGGTTTGTTGATCGTCATGGTTGAGTGTGCATTCTCCCGCATCATATCTTGGTCAACTGCTTCCATCTGGTCTTTATTTCGGTTCGCGAAATACTCCGTCCGTTCAGCAATCGTCTCAATAGGAATGCGGGCAAGCATCAATCCGCCAACCCCAAACACACCCGAATATTTACCTGTTTCAACTACCGGAGACTCAAAGTTAGGGTATTCGTCTTGACGAACAAGTTCCCAACCTTCACGCATTTTTGCGCTGATGTTCTTCCTATCGTCAAAGCCTTGCGTTTCCGCACGAATCCAACGATGCTTGTAACCTTCCGGTGCAGGCGGTGCGTCTAGCATAGACGGGGGAGCCCACGGCTTACGCGCAGCCGTCTTTTCCCTAGTTTTGTTAGCGCGAGGAGTTCTGTCTGTCATATTCTTAATCCTTCACGTATTTCGCGTATTCACTTAGCGGCACACCCAATTTCTTCGCTATTGCGACTTGGCTAGGAGTGAGTCTAACCTTTCTTCCAGTGCTGCGCCCAGAGGTACTTCTTGAAACTCCAGCAACCGTCTGTGCGGGCCGTCTACTGGTGTTATTTGCAGGCGTTCTGAACTTTTCAGAAATGCGCTGATCTAGTTCACTATAGTAGTCATCGCTCTGCGGGTCAAATCCTTCTTCCTCCACCAACTTCTTGTGGATTCCAAAAGCCGCAAAAGTCATTGCCTCGTCTTGACCAAACCAATCGTTCTTTTCTGCCCAATCCTCGGCCTTTCGGTCAGGACGGCGCATCTGTTGCTGTTGTTGTGGTTGAGCCTGTGGTTGTTGCTGCGGCTGTTGAGACGCAGACTCTTTTTGACGCTCTTGCTGCATCTTAGCCTGAGAAGCCCTGTCGTTCTCAATAGATAACGACGTTAGCTTACGTTGAGCCTCTACCGCAGCTTGCGTGTCGCCAAGCTCCATAGCCCGAGCCATTTCCTTCTCGGTCTGAGCAAGCTGTGTCTCTACACGCGTTGTGTATTCGTTGACGTAGCTGGTATCCAAACTGGACATACGCTGCTTTAAAGAGTTAGCTTCCGCTTGAACCTGCTTTGCGTAGTTCAAAGCCTCGTTTTCACGCCGCTCCGCCTCACGCATCTTCTTAGTAAGACGGTTTATCCGCGATTGTGTCGCATTTTCCGCCTGTTCAAACTGGTCCTCTGAACCCTCTTCAACGTTTGGCTCAACAGAAACCTCCGTGTCGCCGGAACCCTCTAGTTCTAGCTCAATTTGATCATTTTCTGCCATCTTTTTCTCCTAGAAATGCAAAATATCTTCGGGATTAGAGATTTTAGCTAAAATCTCGTCGTCGTTAAGGATACGAACCTCGCCACCGTCGATCTTAAACCGCGAACCAGCGTAACGGGCAAACATTACCCAATCACCCTTCGCGCACCACGGACCATCTGGAAACTTGTCGCCGTCCTGATACGCCAGTTCCCCGACCTTTAAGACATAACCAACCTGTGTAGACACAGATTGTTCCTCAACTACTTTATCCGGTAGATATATGCCGCCCTCTGTCTGACCCTTTCCCTTATATGGGAGAATCAACAGACGCCATCCTGTAGGACTCGGCATTTTTTCTAAAAGAGATTGACCCAAAGCAGAAGGGTCTAAAGTTCTCTGTACTTTCTCTTTATAAGCATCTTCGAGGTTGGCTACGCCCTCTTTAGCCGCATCTAAGTCGATGGCATGTGCTTTAATCAACACTACGCTCCTGTTTATCTAGCAGGTCTTTTAGTTCCTGTTCCACATGATTTAGGGCCTCTAAGTTACCCATAAGCTCACGATATTGCTCTAGTGATTTAACGTTGCCGTACTGCATTAGATCGACAACGCCCTGTCTTCTTTCCCTTATAACGCGAAAAACTGCTTCTGCAACGCGTATCTCATCCATTCCCAGATTCTCCCATTTAATCTTATACGGGAAACCTACTTGGTTTTTAGTAAACGTGCAACGAGTCGTCCGTAATTTTTACGGGCAGGCAATACGAAACCGCTCTGTCAGAAGTTGTAATGCCATGAGTGCTATAACGCTCCACCAAAGCTTTAGCAACGCGGTTGCAAACGTTTAATTGGTAGAAATACAGATCATCTACGACTAATTTACGCTCGTCCCCATACCCTAAATACAACATGAGGACGAATACGTGCATTAGAACACAACTTCAAAGTGTGGAGCATCAATAAATGGTCTGCGGCCCTGTGATCTGCGAGTGTCAATGTAGCTGTTCATTGCATTCTCTGCAGTTCCTTCCCACGCACCAAGATCATCTATCGTCCATGCCGCGCCCCAACGGAGCTTAATACCCGCAGCCTCTGCGCCTTCTTTCATGGCATCAGCAATCTCATCGTATAGGTTGAGTTCCCAACGCCCACCGTCGCAGTAAGCCATTAGGTCAACGGCGTTGCCGTCAAGATGTTTTGATTTCATGGTTTGCGAGGCCCCTTTTCTGACCAACTCTTGTTGCTCTGAAAATGTCCTCATGCCGCATATCACGCTGAAGTCCTGCTTGGTAACCCCTATGGCGTATTTCACGACAGTTACCAGATCGTCGTTGACTCCTTCGAGCCTTGACAGGCTTCTCTTTCCTAATTTGTAACCCATAATTACTTCCCCGCATA